GGATCGCGGTGCAGAGATCACGTTTCGCTCCATGGAGCTTGTTCGTCGCGTCAACGACCGCGTACAGGTGGTCGGCATCGTTTTTCGCTTTCGCGGCTTCGTCAGCAAGTGACGATGAAGCACTGGCCGTCGCCGACGCGAGACCAGACTGCTTCGCGGTGAGATCACCGAGCTTCGGGTTCAGATCAGCGATCGCGCGCGCCGCCGCTTTCGTCTGCGTCGCGCTCAACCCCGCACCGCGCGCCCAGTCGTTGAAGACCTGCACGGGGTTCTTCGCCGAACCGAGCGTGACCGCCTCACCCGAGACTGTCTTCAGGTCGAGGCCAGACCTCTTGACGTCATCCATCGCCTTCTTGATGCGATCGAGTTCGGTGACCGCGCCCTTCACGCGGCTATCAGTCTTCGAGTCCCACATTCCGCCGAGGACGATCCCCGCCGCAGCACCGCCCAGCGCGACCTTCGATAGAACGCCGAGCAGCCCTGCCCCACCGAGGACGCTTGTCATCGTTCCGATCTCGCCAGTCGCAGTGACCGCCGACGTGCCGAGCAGTTCGTTACTCGCAGCCGCGCCAGCCGCGTTTTCCTTCCACGCCACAGCAGCCGTAGCCGCCTCGGTCTCCGCGGTCGTCTGGGCTTCGGTCGCCACGGTCGTGCCGACGAGGATGCCCTTGAGCGTCGTGAACGTCTCGCCCATCTTCAAGACTTGGCCCGTGACGAACGTGATCCCGCCACCGACGACAAGGATCGCCGCGCCGTACGTCGCGAGTTCGCCTACCGCCTGCCCCGAGATATGGATACCGAGCTTCGAGAACGCGTCACCGACAACATCGACGGCCTTGCCCATGTTCTGGAACGCGGGGATCGCGCCCGAACCGATCTCTTCTTCAGCGTGCTTCAGCTCGTTCTTGATGATCGTGACCTGGCCGGAGAAGGTCTTGCCCTCTTGCTGCGAGAACCCGCCCACAGTCCGACGCAACGCGGCGATCGTCAGGTTGAAGTTGTCGGTGCCCTTCTTCGTGACACCAGTGATGATCCCATACCGTTGAAGACCGCCACCGGTCCCCTCGAATGCTTTGCCGACCGCCTTCGCGGCCGATACGGTGTCGATGCCCATCTTCGACGCGAAGTCCTCGACGAGCGGTGTCGCGGTGAGGATCTGGGCCTGCGTGAGCTTGTACTGACCGAGTAGCGCTTGGATTGTCGTCGTCGCGACATGGCTGTAAACAGTGGTCTTTTCGAGCGCGTCGGCCTGGTGGTTGAACACCTCGACGTTCGCGCCGACGAGCGCGCTGCTGTTATGGATCGTGTTCTGCAACTTGCGTTGCGCAAGATCCGCTTCGCTCGCGGCCTCCGCAGCCTTGAACAGTCCCGCGCCGATCGCGAGGCCCGCGCTCGCCGCGACGACGCCGTACTTCGTGAGCGATGCCGAAGCGTTCTTCGATCCGCTGTCGGCCTTCTTCAGATTCGCGTCTGCAGCCGCGCCGACCTTCTTGAACTCCGCGACCGCCTGCGTCCCGTCCGCGGTGACCGCCATGCGGATCGCGTCGGCGAGAGCAACCATGCGACTCCGATCACGAGGTCAACGCGCGGTGAATCAAACGCAAATCACGGAACGAGCACGCACGTACCTCGGCGGGAGTCCAACCGAGATGCCGTGCGAAGAAGATCAGCCAGCCGTCTCCGGGCTGTCCTCCACTTTTGGGTCCCCATCCACCCATTGGGTCGGCATGTCATCCTCGACAGGAACGATCATGTCGGTCAGCGCGCGCACCGCGCCCGCTGAGCTAGTGATATCGCCGAGCTCGACCGCGCCGGCTTCGGGGTGGAGTTCGCAGACGACGCCGAGCAGGTTGAGGTAGGCGAGCGAATGCGTGACCGGGTAGTCGATCAACGTCATCCATGAGATCCCGTAGGTGCTCGCGATGTCTTGGATCTTCGCGATCGGGAGTTCGTCGATCGGGAACTCGGTCGTGCCGATACGGATTGCCCAACGTGTCACGCTTACTCCTTAGATGGAGGTCCAGCTCCCCGAGCTTGCGGGAAGGCCGATGAGGGAGAACTCGACGCCACCGGACACGGAGCCGGTGATGCTCTTCGACCACGTGTAGGTGCCGCCGGAGAAGATCGATGTCGCGAAGTTCGTCTTCGCAGGCGTGATCGAGCAGCCGCGCGCCTTGCCGTCCGTCAGGACATCGAGCGCGTCGGCACCGAGGTTCGTGTGACCGGCGAGCGTGATCTTCTGATCCGGCAGGCCGCGACCGTGGATCTGCGACGTGTCGCCGAACGCGCTCAGATCGACATCTGCCGCGGTTTCGTCGATCGTGTAGGTCGTCGTGAACGAGAGGGTCGAGAGTGTGCCCGACGCGGTCGACGTGATGTCGACCTTCACGAGCGCGTCGTAACCGACTTGGCGTGACATGATGACTCCTTCTGATTTCGAGGGAGCCGGGACGCCATCCGGCAAGAGGGTTCGACGGGTGTGTGGTCGAGCGTTGGGCGTCCTCGAACCAGGGACACCCGCCGAGCTTTGTTAGAAGTCTTCTCTCGGGACTGTCACGTTGACGGTCGCCTGCCAGAGAACCTGATCTGCTGAAGTGTTCGGGACGAACTGGTCATCGCCGCGTGTCCCGTAACCGGCGATATTGCATGCACGTTCGAGCGCGTCGACCGTCTGATCGAGGATCGCTTGCGCCTCTTCGGCGGAAGGGTCGTTCGCTTTCACGTAGATACGGACGGGCCAAACCCATTCTTCGCGGGTCCAGGTAAGGCCGTGGTTGTCGATCTGCGCTACCGGGCCGGTCTCGTTCGGTTGCGTGACGTACTTCTGCGCGATCACACCTTCGACGGTTTGGAGCACGCCGAACAGTTCTTCGCGGCCGTCCTGCCGGGTCTGTCTCACTTGAACGCCCGGAAGATCGACTTCGTTGACTCGGCTTGCACGGCTCGAGTAATCGCAGGCTGCGCGATGCCGGCCGCGCGCGCGAGCGTCTCATGTGCAGGCGAACCACCCGCGATGAACGGACCGTAGGCCGCGCCGTTGCCCTTCCCGAAGGTGAGCAGCTTCGTCGTATGCGAGTTGCCGCCCTTAGCGGTCTTCGCGAACTTCACGCCGTACTTGTTCGTGCCCGTCGAGACCTTGCCGCGCCCCGAACCGACAACGTGCGGGAATGTGCCCGCGTTGAGGATCGTGCCGAGGCCCGCGGGAGTGTCGGAGACGAGCGCGGTCGGGTTGACGATCGAGGTCGCGGGCAGGACTTTCACGCCCAACTTCGCTTGCGGAACACCATGTAGGATCAGCGAGCCGTGCGTCGCCGCCGCGAGCGTCGCCGTCGCTGCGGTCGCGAGGACGGCAGCGCCTGCGTTGACTCCGGTGCGTGTCGAGGTTTCGATCGCACGCGGCACGTCGTACGAACACTTTTTGACGAACTGGTCGACGTTCACGCCATCCCTACGAGCTTCTTACGCTTGATCCCCAACAGGTCGAAGACCTTCGGGGGGAGCACCCAGCCGTCAGGGATCGACGAGAGTTCGTCTTGGACGTAGCCGATCGTCGAGTTCCCGGTCCCCATGTGCTTCTGCCACAGGTCTTTCAGGGCGAGCTTCATCGCCTGCTTGAACCTGCCCGGCACTTCGTCGGTCGTGTCGCAGATCCCGACCGTGTATGTCACATCGACGTTCAAGCGTCCCGGCCAGAACGGGTAGTCCATCCCGCTCGTACGGCGGTAGAGCGTGCCAGTGCGCGTGTCGATCAGGAATCCGAGCGCGGGCTTCACCGAGTTCGTCTCGGCGGTGAGTGTGCGCGTCTGCGTCCAGAGCGTCTCGGTGACCGCGGTCGTGCCGGTCGGGTCGTTGACGTTGCGGTGCTCGTCGAGCAGGATCGCGCAACCACCACCGTTATATTTCTCGGTCCGGTCGCGACGGACGATCGGGCCAGTGAGATCCTCGATCCGATCGCTCACTGCGCTCACCCACGGGTTCAGCTCGCCTGCGTTCGCAGGGTTGCCGAGGAACGACGCCGCTTCTTCATACGTCACGAGGTCAGTCGTCGCCATCAGCCCTCCCCGCGAGATAGAGACTCTCGTCCGCTACGAACGTCTTCACATGACCGGTCTTGATCCCCGTATGCACATGCACTGGGTAACCGAATGACTGCGCCTTGATGCAGAAGAACTGGTCTTCCGAGACTTCCTTGCCACCAGCGACCGCGGTACGGAACCACGGGTTCGGCTGACCGTCCTCCAACCAGCGCGGGTCTTCCAACACGTTCCGGTGAATCAGGAGGCAGTGCGCGCCCGTCGAATGGCATCGCATCAATGTGTCACGCGGGTAATCCCACACGATGTTCGCCGAGCCGTCCTCGTTCAGCGTGTAGATCGTCGGGAACTGCTCGAGCCGGTTCGCCATCACGTCGTTCGGCGGCTTGTCGTTACCTTCAGCGTCACGCTCCGGGCGCACACCGAACGCGAGCGCGCCGATGATCGGACGTTCGATCGGGTCCATGCACGCGATCATCGCTTCGAGCGTCCAGTCGGGGAACGTCGCGTCGGTATCGTGAATCCACAACAGGTCGGGATTGTGCGGGTTCTTGAGGAAGCTGCGGACCATGTTCGACCGCGCCGCGGGGATATGCACCCCAGTCGATTCGTGCGCGAGCTCGCCGACGATCCGTTTCGGTCCGTTCTGATCGCGCATCAGCACACGCGTGTACGACCATCGCCATTGGGGGGTGACCGTCGACTGCCCGAACACGAACCCTGCGCACACCTTGTATGCGTCTGTCGTCGTGAGGCCGAGACCCCTGCGGATGCCGTCCTTCATGTCCGCCGCCAGACGACACGCCAGTCGAAGTCGCGGATCTCGCAGGTGAGGACACAGCCCCATTCGACGATGAAATGCCGTTCGTCGAGGTTGCAGTAATGCTCACCGGGCTTGATGCCGAGCCCATCGATCGCCGAATGCGGCCCACGGCCGATACCCGCGGCGGTAGCGATGACGAGCCCGTACGGTTTCGCGAGCCGGCCGAGCGTCTCGATGAGCCCGAACGCGTCGGGTTCGTGCTCGAGGACTTCGCAGCAGAGCACAAGGTCGAACTGGTCGGTGACCGTGCGCGCGTCGGCGACGAGATCGACGCCCGGCCCTGCGTAGAGGTCGACGCCGAGATAGCGGTCGCAGTCGATCAGGTCGCGGATCGTGCCGTTGATGTCGCGCGAACCGACCTCACACACCGTGTCGTAATGGCCTCGCGCGTATTCCTTCACCCAGGCGCGTACGGCGTCATGCACGGAGCAGCTCCGCGTACCGTTTACGGAACGTGATCTGGTCGCGTTCCGCGATCGCCTGGAGGCCCTTCGATTCTTCGGTGAGTTTGTTCGGGTGATGGTGGATCGCGCCGACCGCGACCCCAGTCGAGCCGTGGCCTTCGGTCTCGGAACGGATCGAGAGGTCGTTATCGCCGTACCACCAACGGAATGTCTTATCAGGCCTCACGTCATGGGTGAGGTCGAGCATCCACAGCCAGCCGGTCATCTTGAACGGGTCCGACCAGCAGATTGTGCACTCGGTCTCGACGAGATGGTCGCGCATCTTCTCGAGGTCGCCGGGCATCAGTTCGATGTCGTCATTCGCTACCGCGACATAACGCGCGCCGTGTTCTTGCGCGTAGTCGAGACCGGCGTTCCACCAGCGCGAGATGTTGATCGGCGCGCCCTCGAAGACATTGTGCGCGGTCGGATGTTTCCCTCTGCCGGTCTGGACGAACACTGCGCGGCCGGGTGCGGCTTCAGCGAGGTTCGCCCACCATTCCTCGCGGTCTTTCGTCGGAACGACGAGCCACGGCTCGCTCACTTCGCGCGTCCGACGCTGCGCTTCTCACCAGGGTTCGCGGTCGCCTCTTCGACGATCGTCGCTTCCACTGGCACGAAACACGTCGGGTGCGCGCGTACGTGAGGATGGGTGTCTTCGAGGATGTCGGCCTCGGTCATCGTGACCGGGTAGCCGAGCGCCGTCGAGATGAACGGAGACGCGGGACGTACAAGCATTGCAGCCCAACCTTTCGGAGATGGGGCCGGCCCCGAAGGACCGGCCCCGATGGATCACGGTGCGGGTTCAACCGGAGCGGGTTCGGGCGCAGGCTCGACTGGAGCCTCGACGGGAACATCCGTGACCGGCTGATCGAACTCCGGGTCGGCGAGAGCTTCGTTGAGCTCGCCGACCGCGGCGTTCAGGATCTCGACCGCACCCTCGCAGACCGCGCGTGATGGCCCGGCTGCGAGGTTCGTGCGTGCCGCCGCGATGTGCGCGACGGCATCGTTGATCTTGTCCTGTGCTGACATTGCCTCCCTTTCAGAGCTTCAGCTCCCCGTAGAGAGCGAGGATTTCGCGAGCCCACGCAACCTTGTCGGCCACGCGCTGGCCCGCCGGTTGCGACTTCGACCAGAGTTCGAGATTCTCTGGTCGGTTGTCGTGACGAACGCCGTTGATGTGATGCACCGTCTCGGTCGGTAGGAGCTTCCGGCCAAGCATCGACTCCATCACCGTGCGGTGTTGCAACGCGCCGTTCTGCGTGATGTATCCGTTTGGATCACGCCATTCGGTGCCTGGGACCTTCGTGGGAAGAGGACCGCCAACATCACCCTTCGCGCGCAATCGCCAGTAGTGCATGGAGCAAAGACCGAGCGATAGGACGATCCGCTCGCAGCCTTCGACCTTGCACGGAGTCGACGGCATCTTGCCCGAGCGACGCAACTCCCCGAGATGGGGTCGGCAGAAACCGAACCCCGTCGCAAGGCGATCACACCCATCGAGCCGGCATTGCTGTCCGCCGAAGTCGCCGCGCGCCTTCGCTTGGGCGTAGTGCCGCCTGCAAAGACCGCGCGCACCATTCGGGAAACGACCGCAACCCGGCTCGATGCACTCTTTGTCGGTCGTTCGTTGTCGCGTCGATTTCGGGAGTCTGCATTCGTCGTTGCAGTACTTCCGACGCGTAACGCCTCGATCGAACTCGACACCGCACTTCACACACCGCACGAGATTGATGACGTTTGCACCCATCCACGCATTCTAATCGGTGGATGGGTGCAAACTTGTTACAATTTCAGGATGCGGAAAGCGTTCGCGTCGACTGTGTTCGCGCCGGTCCGCCAGTACGAGAAGACGCCTCGCTGGCCGGTCGGACGACCCGTGCTCGTGTCGAACAGGTTCGGGATGAACTCGGTGTTGAACCCGATCCGGTCGACGATCACGTAACGACGGAAGTCGCCGTAGAGCAACACGTTCTGGCCCGTCGTGAGCGACGTGCTCATCGAGCTCGCCTCCACATACGGGTCGGAGAACAACTGCGGCGGGTCGTCGTTGTTGATGTCGGTCCACACCGAGTTCGCCGAGTTCTGCGCCATCGCGAGCTGCCGAACCTGATCCATGACGGTGATGCTCGACACGAACGCCTCACGTGACGCTGCGCTACGGAACCGCGGCGGGAGCGCCGAGTGGACCGAGAACAGGTCGGTGAGACCGAACGTGCCGCCCGTCTGCGGGGAAACACGCGAGTTCGTCACCGCGGTCACCGCGGTGACGACGCCGGTCGGCTGCGAAGAACCGGAGCCGGTCGCGTGAGCGGTCGCCTCCAGGTTGTCCTTCGAGTCGGCGAACAGCATCGCGATGTCGCCCGTCAGGTCGGCGATGTCCTGGTCGGCCTGGTAGCTGAACGGGATGAACAACTCGGCCATGTAGACCGGGATGTTCGGCTGGATCAGCGTCGGCGTGTTGTCCGGTGCCGAGACCGTCTCTGCCGTCCACGACGCCGTGACCTGCGCGACCGTGACGCCGTTCCAGCCGGTCTGTGCCGGGCCGATCTGCTTCACTTCCGCGAGGCGGCGGAACGGGTTGATCGAACCCGTACCGGTGATGATGAACGTCGGGTCGATCATGATCGGGACCGCATAACCGCCCGTCGAGCCGGTACCGGAAGTCATGCCGGCGCGCTCTTCTGGGGTGATGATGTCGCGACCACGCTCGAGGGCCTCGGCCTCTTCGCCGGTCATCAGGTGCGCCTTGCCGGTCATGCTCTTCATCCACGCACGCGCGTAGACCGGGCTACCGGTGATCAGGACGCGCCGGGCGTTGTGCGATGAGTGCTCGCCACGCTCGACGAGCGCCGTGACGGCCTCACGGTGAGCGTCGGACGCGAACGCCCGCTCTTCCTCGATGAGCGTCTTCGCGGCGGCACGGCATTCCGTGTCCGACAGGCTCGCCACATCGCGGACTTCCGAAGGACGCTCACGGTGCGTGATGACGGTCGGGGAACCCTTCCGGGCTGCCTCGGTGCGCTCGTACGCCTCGGTCAGAGTCGCCTCGCGCGCGGCGAGCGGCTCGTCTTCGACCTTGATGGCCTCGAGGCGGATCAGGATCGCGTCGGAACGCTCTTCCTTCTCCGTCCAGGCCTTCTCGTCGAACTCTTCGATGAACTTGTCGCGCTCCAGTGACGCGAACTCATCCATCTCGCGGAGCAACGCCTGGGTCTCTTCGACCAGCGCCGCCCGCTTCTTGCGGACTTCCTCTAGCGGGTTCATGCTGCACCTTTCAGGGCGATGAGATATGCGCGTGCGCGCATCTGTGCTTGGGATGCACGGGTGCCCGTGGGCGGCTCGTGCTCATCGCCGGCTTCGCTGCCAGGTGCATCTGCGGCGTGGCTTGAAGTGGCTTCTTCGGAACGGACACCTACTGATGTGTCGTCGTAGGCGGGAAAAGCGACAGGCCCGAGCTCGTGCAACCGGACCTCTTGCAAGGTGCGGAGCGGCGGGTCCTGGGTCTTGTCGGTCTTGTCGCGCAACGGCTCGAACCGGAAGCTCATGCCGCGGATCGCGCCCGACGCGATCGCGTCGCGGACGGGCTGCACTTGCGCGTTGTCGTGGAGTCGGGCGGTGACCTTCAGGCCCTTACCGTCTTCACGAATGTCGGTGATCGCGCCGATCGGCACCTGTCCGACCGCGGGGTCGCGGCCGTGGTTCCATTGCATGACCGGCACGCGTTCGCGGATCGTCTTCTTGAACGCGCCGGGGGCGATCTGCTCGTCGAACAGCCCTTCCCACGAGTCGATGCGCGTCGGAGAGTTGAACAGCGCCGCGTAGCCCGTGAGCGTCAGCCCGTCGCCCTCTTCGTCCGCGCGGAGTTCGCAGTCGATCAGGTCGAGGTCACGCGACAGGATCTTTGCCATCAGGCGGCCCTACTTTCACGGGAGGGATCGCCGACGCCGGGGCGAGAGGGTCAGAAACGCCGGCCGGAAGGCCGGGCTTGTCGTAGATCGGGTCAGGCCACGGCTCGAGATCTTCGAGAGACCGCACGTAGTTCACCGAGAACACGTCCGCGGCGAGCATCGCCGTGTAGAACGCGGCACGCGCTTCCGCGTCCATGCGGAGATACGAGTCGACGTTGAGCTTCACGTTCTGGCCGCGCGGGATGAACACCGACCAGCAATCTTCGAGGTCGACGAGCCAGATCTGCGCGCTGCGCTTCAGGAACGAGAGGTCTTCCTGGTTGACGTTCGCGTACGTGATCTTCTCGCCCGACACCGCGGCGTAAACCATCGGCGGCGGTACACCCCAGAACCGGCAGGCCTGCTCAATCTCGAAGCGGAGCAGGTCGAGGAACTGGCTGTCCTTCGGGTCCGATTGGACCTTCTGCAGATCGATGTCAGCACCGAGGACCAGCGTCTCCCGGTTGCCTTGACGGATCTCGTTGATCCGATCCTTGATCGTCTGAGCCTCGGTCGGGTCGATGACCTTCGAGACCTTCGCTACCTGTGTTGGGTGCGCGCCATCACGGAAATACTGGGCGCCGTGATTCTCTGCGGCGAGCGATGTGCCGATGGCTGTCGCCGCATACTCGGTCGGGGACATCGCGACACGCGTGCCCGGCTGCAAGAACTGCGACGACGGGACGTGCCAGAAGTCGCCGTTCGGATAGATGTTGCGCTGCTTACCGTTCACGAACGGCACTTCAATGCCGTCTTCGGTCCGCCAACTCACATTCTTCGGATCGACCGTCTCGATCTGCGTCGGGATGAACGCCGCGTCCCACGCGACGACATCGCCATAGATGTTTCCCGAGCTCGTGAGCGAGCGGATGTTCTGCGCGACCCACGCGCGTTGGCTCACTTTTCCGCTCGGATTCGTCACGATTCGGGGCGGATTATCGACAGGTTGACGGGATTTGCCGACAGTTCGCACCACATCGACCGGCATCCCGGCGATAGTCGCGATCAGCACACGCTGGCAAGCCCACGACGCCGCGTGACGGAGCGCGGAGCGGAGATCGATCGAGATTCCCGAAGGATTCGAGTAGTTCGCGTACATCGACGGCGGGAACGGGTAGCCGTTCCAGATCGCGTCGCGTTCCTCGTGACGGCTATTGCGGGTTCGTAGGAGGCTCATCGTCACCTGCTGCCATGTACGAGAACCCGACGAGTTCTGCGCCACCGACGATCAGCCCAACACGCCAGTCGAAACACCCAACACCGACCGCGACCGCGAGCGCGCCTGTCAGTTCGCCGATCGTGGTCAGTAGGTCGCGCATTAGTAGGCGAACACCAGCCGTTCCTCCACCTGCGTCTCGGCCCATAGGGCGACCGTGCACGCCACCAACGGCGAAATATCGACCGAGGACGGAGGACGAGTGAACGTCCAGCCCTCGCCCGAGACACGCGTCGCAGCGCCATTCACCGCGTTATTGAGCGGGCCTTGACCGATCTGGCGTATGTCATGCTCGATCACGCGGCGTTGGATCGCGGCGCACGCTTGCGGGAAGGCCCCCGCCGGTAGTTCCACCAGCTCGACGCCGGCCTCTTCCAAGTCGGCTTTGATCCCTGCGACCGGATGAGGTGAAGGGAGGACGTAGATCGGCCAGAGATCGCGATACTCGAGCGCGAAGTTGACGACCCAGCCAGTGCCATTCCCTCGATCGATGAGTTCGACGTGAGGTAACCCATCCGCGCGCGCCCCACAGACAGCGAACGACGCGGATTCGGAGTTCGGTGCGACGTCGAGCGCGATACGCGCCTTGTCAGGGTTCGCGATCTGCGAGGAGATGTCCTCGCACGCCATCCAGTTGCCAGGCCCGAAGATCGTCGCCCCGCCGTCAGGGAGTTGCGGGACGCCGAGGCACTCGACCGAGAACTCTTCCTCGCCCATATCCGCCAGAACATCCTCGAACGCTTCGAGGGTGATCCGTTCCGGGTAGGCGGGGTTTACCTCGGCGAGGGCTTCGATGTTCAGCGAGCCGTCCGAGAGGCGAACTGGCGTGCCGGGTTGGTTCTCATAGATCCATGCGAGCGTGCGCTTCGCTTCGGGCTTCCCGTCGATCACCTGCGCGCGCGCTTCGTGGAGCACTTCGGAATCGACGCGTGGCGGCGAGCTCGTCAACCATGTCTGGCGGTCGCGTTTCGTGAGCCCAGTCGGTGACGCGTCACCCATCGTCGACTTTGTGAGACGCATCGCCTCGTTGAAGATCAACCTCCGCACCCCAGCGAACCCACGAGCGTTCCCTGATGCGCGGGCCAGGAACTTCAGCCGCCGGCCATCTTTCAGAGCGATCGCACAATTGCCGTTCGCTGTGTAGTAGTTCGCGACCAGATCGTCGAGATCCGGGCACCCCTTCACAATGCTCGACACCCGGAGGTAGTGCTCCATCGTCGTCGGATACCGGTGGGTTGTGTTGACGATCAGCGGGATGTCGGTCAGGAACAGATCACCGAGCTCGAGCGCGACGAGGATCTCGTCCTTGCCGTTCTGGCGGGCAATCTCGAGCAGGACACGGGTTGCGAGCGGGTAGCCATCCCGATCGATCGCGAGCGCCTCATCGATAAACTCGCATTGCCAGTCGTCGAGGAACACCCCAGCGTTCGCAGCGACCTTGATGTACGCAGGCCCTGGGGAACTAACCCGTCCCAGTGGCCTGTGCCGGTAGGTCGGCAACGGCCATGAGGCCGCGGTACTCAGCGCGTGCGTCATCGAGCCCCGTCACCTTCCCCCGCTCGGGCAGGGCATCCAGCTCGGCGAGTACTGCGCGCAGTTCCTTCGACGCCGCGGGGAGGGCGCGGGCGTCTTTTGATGTGGCGATCACGGTGAGCAGGTCATCGCGCAGCCGCTCGAGAATCGACCGGCGATCCCTACCGCCATTTGCGCGAGGTTCGGAAGAGTCCATCAGTCAATCTCTTCGCCCCAGCCGACGTGTTGCACTTCTCGTGCTCGGGCGCGAGGCGAGAATTCGGGTCCGCGTCAATCACATGGCCGGCGTGCCACGGGTTTTTCCACTTGCCTCGAGGCCGTTCGAGATCCTCAGGACTCGCGGGCTTGCCGCACCGCCAACACTTCGTAGACGGGTCGGCGTACGCGGCGTCAGTGACCCGCTTCGCCCGAGACTGATAGTTCCCGGCGTAGTGCTTCCGGTCCAAACCGGGCATCTCGACCCCGTTTGCTCGCGTGAGCAAGCATTAGGCCGAGGATTTCGACACCATCGCTCGCGTCAGCTAGCAGTTTCGAGTCCGCTATGTCCAAATTGGCGCGATTGTGACGGGGATGGAAACGAC